AAAGGTGCCGCTAGCGCTTGGTTAGCTGCCTGATAAGTGTTGATGATTGCTTGTGAAATTGCTGCAGCTTTATGTATGCCTGCCAGTTTTTTACTGTGGGCGGTTGCTTGCTGCAAATCAGAGAGGAAGTTTTGTGTAGCACCTTGGCGCTGTCGTTGTTCTGATAGTTTCTTAAATTCTTCTATGCGTTGCTGCTTTTCTTGCTCACGCTTGATCTCTGCTTCATCACGAGCTAGAGCTTCTTCTCGCTGATTGTTGTATAGCTCATTTGACTCCGCAATGTAAAACGCTTGCAACTCAATGAGATTAGAAAATCCCCTTGCCTTGATAGCTTCTTCATCAAGTTGTAGAGACTCTATGATGCTAATGCGTTCATCATTTGCGGCCAGTATAGCGTCATTTTCAGCAGCGAATTGTTTCTCGATAGACTCTACCTGTGAAAGTGAGCGTGTCTCTATTGCCGACTGTTTCTGGTTTTCTTCCTGTTGCTGATTGATCTTATAGAGCGTTTCAAGAAGTTTCTGCGCTTCATTAGGTAACTCAGAAATGGAGTTTTTGCCAAGCGAAAAAGCGTTGGCTAGTTTGATTGCCTCTAGCTCATTACCGTTTATTTTCAGCTTGGTTATGTCTAGTTCTTGTTGCAGCTGCTTTATGAGTTCAGCGCTTTTGTCCAAACTTAAGTCTGGCGGGGCTACTGAGCTATCATCGCCACTTTTTATTTCCTTTAGCTTTTCGCTGAGGAACTCAGCAATCTCGGCAGAGCTCTTTGCTTCAGCAAAGAATAGACGCAAATCCGAAACCATTAACTTTGCAGATTCTGACACCTTATCGCCCGAGAGCGACAAGTCAGAAAGGTACTTTTGAAGCGTTTCAAATCTGGTCGCATCTGGCGATTTTTGCAGTTCTGCCAGCTGCTTAATTATTGCCGTGCCTACTTCGGCCGCCGCTTTTCCCGTCCTACCAAATTCTTCACCTAATTCTTTTGCTGTGTCTCTAAATCCTTCCGTGTGGCTTACAGCAAAACCGAGATCTGCGTTTAAGGCTTCGACATAATCCGCAACATCAGAAAAGCCATAACCAACGTCTAAACCTGAAAGTTTTTCTACAATGCTTGATGCAGCCGCCGAAGCTGCTTTTTCTGCGCGGATTAATGACGCTTCTAACTCAGCCGCAACAACCGTGGAGCCAACCTTAGATAGTTCACGAATGGTATCAGTAAAGCCATAAACGCCAGTCTTGCTCTTTTCCGCAACTTCTCGCAAACGTTCCATCGATTGCGAAAGTTCGTTCATCGCGTCTTTTGATTTAAATACTTCAGGTAAAAGCGTTAAACCTAAAACGGAACCAATCGCGATAAATGCACCAACCACTGCACCGGTAGGTCCGAATATTCCAGCAAGTTGCGAACCCTGTTGACCAAAGGCGATTAATGCGTTGGTTCCACCGCCGACCTGTACCGCGAAATCCTGAACCTGATAACCAACCTGTGTTATTGCGCCGCCACCAAGCTTTTTAGCTGATTTCGATGCATTATCGAACGACTTAGCCATTTATTGTTTGTGTATTGCGCTTGATTGGCAGCATTTTGTTGAACCTTTGACCATGCGACCGTTTTTGCAGTGGTTTTTTCGAGCTCGCGCTTAAATTGCGCGCTCTCCACCGTCATTCTGGTTACCAGATCGGCTAGTATCGTTTTTGCCATTCAGAATTATCGCTTCTTGGTTTCGTTAACCTGTCGTTCTACTTCAAGGTTTCTGTGGTGGTAGTAGGCCATCCAGTATGTGAATTCTTCACTAGTCATTGATTCACATAGCTGCTGAACGGTCATTTTGAGGTCTTGCGCCAAGCGAAATGCAAACATGTTACCCTCGGCGCTGACTAGTTTTTTACCGCTTCCTCTACATCGCTGGTGCTTGATTTGGAAAGCTTGTTGGCCTCGGAGAAAAGCAAATTCAAATCTTCCATGCCCTGCTCAGTCATGCCAAGGTCATCAAGGATGCTTACCAACTCATTAACGTCCATTGAATCGCTCAGTCTTACACCTTTTTCAGCCCATGAATAAGCGATAACCAGAAGGACATGTTCAAAGGAGCCTTCAACGGCTGCGGCTGACTGAACATGTAGCCTGCTGGTTAACTTCATTGGAAGAAGGTCAACTTTCCCGATAGTTTTTGTTTCCACCGTTGCTTTTTTAGAGTTCTTTGCGAACTCCATGGCTAGAGAAAGAGAACCCATTATGATGAAGCCTCGTTAAATTCAATCGGTGTAGTTCTGCGGATAACGCAAGCCCACATTTTCGTGCTTGGCGCATCGCCGCCCATGATGCCGTAGTTTTTGAGTTTTGCTTCAAACGTGACAGTTTCGCCGTCCGAGTAGGTAACCTTGATAGTGCAAGCACCCTTTTGTCTCGCTAGCGTTCTGAATGCTAGCTGGTCAGCGTCACTTTTAATGTAAAAAGCAGTAAGCTCTTGTTCTGTCGGAGAATCCATTTCGTTATCATACTGGCGAACAGTATCAGACACCGATGTAACTTCTCGTTCCCCGCTCTCTTCACGGAAATCAGGCAGCGTTTGAATACCTTTTACTTCAGTGAAAGTAGTATCGTCTGTTGAAAACTCAAACTTTGAGCCAGCAATGATTGACGTAGTCATATATAAGCCTCTTTATTTCGGCGATTTGTTCGCGCTGGTATGGTGAAATTGATATTCCAGACTGATTTCAACAATGTCTGGCTCTAATATTTGGTTCTGGTTTTCGTCAATGAATTCGGTCAGAAATATTTGAACGCCATCAAACAAACCCGACTTACCAGAGAGTGTTCTATGTATTAGCGTTGCCATTTTCTTGGCTTCTTCGTAAGACGTAGATCTGGCAGTTATGAGAAACCGAGAGCGACAAACGCCCATAGTGACACCATGTATATCGGTATCTTCTGAATAACTGGCCTTTTCGTATGAGATTGAAGGAAAGCTATCTCGCTGAATGGGTGATATTTTATTTCCAACAATCAATGAGAGCTCGGTGTCACTGGATAAGATGGCTTTAAGCTGTTTTTCCATACTTCTTTATGCTCTCTAAAATTATGCGCTGCCTGAGTCTCTCTCTCAGAATCTTGACGGATGCGCCGTGTTTCCTATCGAATGCACGCTTCAGCATTGGGTAAGGTCTCGTACCTGGGTGATTTACATTGCTGTAAACCTTGCCTTTCTCCCAACTAACCTTTGCATTGTTCTTTGTCTTACTTCTACCTCTACCCACTGTTTTGCTGGGTATGCGGTGGCGCTTGGCACCCCTTTCGAGTATTTGTCCGTACCAAGCCTTTTTCTTTCTGAAACCTATATGAAGGGTCGCAACGCTATCGGAATAACCTTTACCTCTGAAAACTTGGCTAATAATGTTTTTCTTTAGTGTTCCCGTCTTTGAGGGCGCGTTATTTCTTGCGTCTGCGATGATAGGCTTGGCTGCATCTCTCATAGCGCCAGTGAGCGCTTTAAAGCCTGCCGACCTGCCAAGTTGAACAAGTGCCTTTTCAAGGTTTTTAGTGCCCTCAGTCTTATAGGTAACTGATTGCATTTATGATGATCTCCTTGTTAAGGCCTTTTACATTTTCAGCGCTGTCAATTTCGTACTTAACACCCTTGTATGTAAGGGTTTGTCGAGGTGTAATTTTTTTGTTGTACCTAACGCGAAATGATTTGGCATCTGCTATATCGCCGCCATCAGCGTTAATGCTTACACTTTTTTCTGAATCAATTATTTCGGCAGAAATGGTAAAAAGCGGAACTTCTGTTTCTATTTTTTCGCCGTAGTCGTTTTCTGTTATAGATAACTCATTGATGGTTATGCGGTGTCGCATGAATCTCGCTGCAATCATTAGAAAGCGCTCAACCGAAGATGGCCAACAAAGGCTTCAAGCATGTTATTTAACATATCGGTGTTTACCGAGCCCTTTGCATCGAAGTAGTAGCCTGCAATTTCTAAAACCGCACGGCTAATACTATCGTTCACTACAATATAATCACTCTCTGGCTCTGCTGGCACATCACCCTGACTGTCATAAACGGTACGGTTGATGTAGGCCTTTACTTTCTCTTTCGCCGCCGCAAGGTGGCGCGGCAGCTCCCCATCAAACTCGTTCTCGTCCTGCGTCAGATTAAGGTGAGACTTGAGCTCATATAAAGTAGGTAACGACATTATTTACCTTTTTTGTCTACTTTAGGAGCGGCTACTTTCTTGTCGGTAACTGGCGCAGCTTGCTTTTGCGGCTGTGGCGAAGTTACTTCTTCATCTGGCTTTTCAAGCCACTCAGATGGAATGCCTTTAGCCACTTCTTCAGGTACTTCTTGGCCTTTTTCAAAAGCTTGGTGGGTTTCGCTATGAAAGAAACGTCTTGATGCAATCATGATTGATCCTTAATAAGAAAAGGGCGGAAAACCGCCCTCCATTTTTAGAATTAAGCGCTTAACAAATCGCCGTAAACGATTGCTTTCGGATGTTCAGCTGTAACTTGGAAACGACCTTCCGCACGAATGGTAAGCAAGTTCTTGGTTACATTGTCACCGTCTTGTTCAAACATTTCGACGCCAACCTGTTCACGATCCCACAGCGTACAAGCATTAGCCATATCAGCAACAATGGCTTTACCTGGTGCAACCTTCTTAGATGTTACGATAGGACGACCCCAAGCAACTGCATTCAGACCGCTACGTGGGTTTGAAGCAACGTAGTTTTGATTAGAGTCTTTAAGCAAGTCGAGCAAAAGAACATCAGCAGGGTTCATGATTACAGTTGTTGCGTTAAACTCTGCATCTTCTACCGCGGCAATCATGCGGCGAATGGCATCAAAACGGTTTTCTGATGCTGTTGGTGTGAATGCAGTATGGTTGCCCGAAACACCGATCAGACCGTTAATATTAGGAACAGAGCCGTTACCAGCAATGATTTCTGCATTAAGCTTTTGGCGAACTCCAAATAGCATGCGGTTGTTAATAAGCGATACAAGATAAGGCGCATCATCGCGGAACTGTTTTGAAATACGTGTAAAGTGCGCAACAGTACCAACGTGAATACTTTTAAGCTGGAAGTCGAATTGTGACTCAGGTTTAGAGCCACCTTCAGTTTGCATACCAGCGTTAAGCGTAGTGTTTACTTCTTGGACGTACTCAATAGATGGAGCGCTTGTCGGCATGCGCGTCATCGCATCAACAATTGTTAAACGCTCTAACGGATCAGATACAACACCGGCTAAGCGCTGGCCTTGAATCACGCCCGAACCGTTTACTGAGTCATGCGCTGCACTTAAGACAGGAGAAGCAGCGGCTTTACCTTCGATTTGTGCTGATACGCGGCCATCTGACTTAAGGTTCATTTTAGAAACAAGTTGCTCACCAAATGACTTAAGTTCTTCTTGATGAATATCACCATTTTGTGACATTTCAGCCTGTGCTGCTTGAATGTCTTTCATCTGCTCGTTTAGGCTTTTAATATCGGCCTCTAAGCCTTTACTGTATTTTTCACCGTTTTCCGCGGCAGCATTTGCTTTTTGAATAGCGGCATTTACTTGTGATTTAATATCTTCAAGTGCTGTTTGTACTTGTTCAGACATAATTAATTTACCCTAAAGTTTGAAATTTGTGAGTGTATCTAAAAGTGCTGCTTCGACATCATCAGCATCACGCCGTGACAGTTTTAAAGCTAAGCTTGCAACAGCCGTAGCTGCTGATTTTGAACAACCCACAACTTCACGAAGGAATTGTTCGAATTCTGGTATTGAATCGATACTGTCTAACGATGATTTAACAGTATCGATGTCGATTCTTGCGGCACGGTCTGCTGGGAAAGTGACAACGCTAATCTCTGGCATTTCGCTAACATTCTTGATTACTCGCCCGGCTTGACCGCTTTTAGTTTCGTAGTCATCAGGCGAAAGCTTTATGCCAATAGATATTCCATCAACGTTGCCATCCAGCATAGCAAGTCTTAATTCTTCGGCCTTTTGTATGCCGCGTGTTAATCGGCCTTTTACTTTAAGCCCCTTATCATCTTCGTAAGCATCAAGCCACTTAACTACGGGTATGCCAAAGTGATCATGATTGTAAAAACCAATAGGCATTTTATTCATGCCTTTTAATACTGTTAAAGATGCAGAAAAAGCACCTTTAATAATTGTGTCACCAACAGAATCATTACCACCGAAAACAGACGCATAACCTTCAAATGTGTAACCATCTTCGTTATCAAATTTCAGGTCGACATCATTCAACGGGGTTTTCAGTTTCTTGGTTATCATCTTCTTGCTCCGGTGCAGAGTTGTTTGTTTGTGCGTGGAAATCTTTTATCTGGTCTAGGGGTACAAATGCACCTTGAACTAGTGGCATATCGCCACCTGGTACTGGCGGAAGATTTCTCTTTGCACGAATTTCGTTAATAGTGTGAATAGCTGAACTGATAAGGGTTTTGTCGAGATTAGCGCGGCTCGTGCTGTCTGCTCGAAGTAAGTCCTCAAAATCAAAGTTGACAGTGTATTTTCTACGCTGCTGGGGCGTCATTATTTGCTTTTTAAACGACTGCTCGAAGCGGGTTAGATACGGGCGAAGTGTTAACAAATAAAAACCTGTCATTATCTGCTCAAGGCCCGAACCCCATGTTGTGCTTTTTTCAGTAGAGTTTAAAAGGAAAAGAGGAACACCAAAAAAACGGGATATGTCTTCTATTTGAAAACGACGAGTTTCAATCATTTGAAGTTCATCTGGCTTTGCCTGAATAGACTGATACTTCATACCTGCTTCAAGTATGTACATCTTGTGAGCGTTTTCAGAACCTTCAGTAAGACCACTAAATGAATCTCTAATCTGCTTTCTTTGCTCTTTATTTAGTATTTTATCAATAGTCAGAACACCGGAGGCCTTACCACCGTTTACAAAGTATTTAGAACTGTATTCTTCTGCAGCAAGAGCTAGACCCATAGACGATTTTGCGTAGCCAAGTGGGGAGAGACCAACGATCCCATTTCCAAATAGCTTGATATGAAGCACGTTCCTCTCAGCCAGTGCCGAAACAGTACCCTTAGTGGGTCGATGGAGAAGATAAGCAATCGATCCATCATTCAGCACTTTCACTTCCATATTCTGTGCCGGTAGCGGCGTTAGACTAGCAAGCTCTCCTTTTCCATTCCTTTTTATTTCCGCAAAAGCGTTACCATGCAACACAAGGTTTAAGCACATTGTTTCAAGCCATTCTTGCGGGGTTTGGTAGCGATTAGGAGACTGGGTTAAAACAAACCAAAGTGGGTTGCTAGGCTCGTCTGTTACCTCTTTATGGGTGTTTGTGCCGGAAATCTCATGAACTTTTATAGGTAAGCTAGATATAGTTTCAGCCAAAATTCTAACACAGCGCCAAACGGCGCTTATCTGCAAAGCGGAATCTTCATCAACACTTTTAGCTGGTTGAATGCCTTGCTTAGATGGCGTACCAGATTGTGAGCCTTCGCCTTGAGCAGTAGCAGAACCACCCAGAAAGCCTGTTAACCATTTAAGCATTAAAAACCTTCTATTGTTATGCTGTCAGATAGAAAGTCATCTAGTGAAATTCCATCATCTGTGAGTATGCGATTTACAGCCATGAACAAAGCCACCATTCCATCTATTTTGTTATCGGGGTGTTCTTTGTTTGGGAAATAGTTTTCGTTTCTGTCTAACTTCACCACGATGTTTGAAGCCATCCAGTCCATCATTGGATTTTTGTCTTTGTGGAGTTCACCGCTTATTACTTTGGCTTCCACTTCTTTCATTGACTCTGAAAGGTTCTTAACCGTTTGAGGAATTTCCACCATTGGCGCACCTTCTTCGGCAAGCCTGATTGACATTTGAGTTGAGCCCCAAGGATCGAAACCTACTGCTTGAACATCGAAATGATTAAGCATTTCTCGGATATCTTGCTCGATATACTCATGATCAATAATGTCACCATCGGTTAATGTTAAATAACCTTGCTTGGCCCATGTGTCATACATGTTCCCAATGGTGCGAGACTTCGCAAATATGGTGTTTTCGGGTAAGTAGAACTTACAAAGAAAGTGTATCTTGTTGCTATCAGGAAAAGCGGCAACTACTGCGGCAACGTCTAGCTTGTTTGCCAAATCCATGCCGATATAGCAGGGCAAAGTTTTAAGGTGTTCAACGCTTCCACGTTCGGGTAGCTTTTCCCACCTAACCATGTCTAACCAAGCGGTTTCAGCGTTAACCCAAACATTAAGGTGCTTGGTTAAGAAGTTGTTCCTTGCCGCAGGCATTTCTTGCGCTTTCTTAGCCAAGCGCTGCATATCGTCGAGCTTTTTGCTTCGGCCAAGGTTTGGGTTAGCTTTAACCCACACGCTTTCATCAAAAGGATCATCATCTTCATCAATTGTAAAGATAATGCCAAAATAAGTGTCATCATCAACCACGCCATCAAGCACTTTTGAAACATACTCGCGCTGCTCATAGCCGATGCCCTGCTTGTTAAATCCAGCCGTCGTAATAGCTAAGATTAAGGGTTGTTCACGCGCACCTGTTGCAGTTTCCACAACATCCCACACTTCACGCGTTTTGTGAGCGTGCACTTCGTCCATAATGCCGCAATGGATATTCAAACCATCAAGGGTTTGTGCATCTGATGAAAGCGGCTCAAACTTCGACGCGCTTTTCATGTGGTGAATGTTTAATTTATGAACCCCGAAAACTTTTTTAAGCGGGGCTGATTTGCGCACCATGTTTTGTGCGTCACCAAAAACTATTCGCGCCTGGTCTCTAGTTGTAGCTGCGCTATATACTTCTGCTCCGCCTTCCATATCGAAAGCAGTCATAAACAGAGCGATGCCTGAGCAAAATGTAGATTTAGAGTTTTTCCGGGCTACTTCTACGTAGGCTGTTCTAAAACGGCGCTTTCCGTTCTCATCAACAAACCCAAAAAGGTTTATGAGTATAAACGCTTCCCAGTCTGACAGTTCGTATGGCTGCCCAGCAAGCTTTCCCTTAACGTGCCTAATAAAGTCAGGGAAAAAATCGAGTATTCGCTGCGCTTTTTCAACATCAAAAGTATGAGTTTCAAGATCCTTTAAAAACCTTTTGCAAGCTTGAATAACCCACTTGCCAGCTACTACTTCACCACTGACAACATCGTCAGCGTACTGGCACGCACTTTCGAGGGTTGCCATTTAGACACCATACTTAGAGAGCGGGTCATCCTTATCATCAGGTTCTTCGGTTTTAAGCTTAGCTCTTGCACTCGGAGTAAGGCCGAACTCAGTCAAATAAGAACGAAACGTGCTTTCTGCTTTCTCTAGCTGAGCCACCTGAGGCAGTGCTTTGTGAAAAACAGTTCCATCTTCACGCACAGACTCATACGTTGTGCCGCCATGTTCCTTAATAGACTTTTGCAAATCACGAATTCGGGCGTAAACCGAAACAAGAGTCTCAAGCGCCAAAGCGTCCGCCAGGGTGAGCACTCCCATCTGTTCGAGATGAGCGCATAACTTCTTCCAAGCAGTCTTGGCTTTTGGGTCTAAATGAGCTGGACATTTTGGTACACCTTGCTTCGGCTTGGGCTCTTGCTTATTTATTTTTCGCTTGCCCGGGTTACCCTTAATCAACCTCAATGCTGTAGGTGTGGGTTTCGGTGAAGCCATGATCTAAATCTCGAAAAAAAAGTTTTGAAGTTGCGGACGTAAAAAAAAAGCTTGGGCGGCGGTACTGTAGGATCAGCCCTCAGACTTTTGACCTACCCCTCCCCTGACGCGTTCTCTCGCTGTTTTAGCTGTGTGGCAAGACTCACACAATGATTGAAGGTTGTGCAACGCATTAGTGCCACCATGTTCTTTCGCTTTTACATGGTCTACTGTTGTGGCTTTAATGTACTTGCCTTTGGCTTTACATGACTGGCACAGATAAGCGTCACGCTTGAGCGCTTGTAATCTTATAGCTTGCCAATCTTTACCATAACCACGCTGATGCCTATTGCCTTTAGCCTTCTCATTAGCAAACCAACCAGCTTTGTCTTTGTGCTGCTCACAGTAACCTTGATACTTTCTGTCTGTTACTGGGTTAGGACAGTTGCTTACTCTGCACGCTTTGGCTGGTCTAGTGGGCATAATAAAAAGCCCACTCAATGGTGGGCTCTATTTAGATAATCTCGTATTGATTCTTATCAGGCCAATATACTGCGCTGGCCTGCTCTATTACCATACCGCCCAACTTATTGCGTGCTCGGTATGTCATGGTGATGAATAGGTTATCATCTCTATCCATAACCTTTGTCTCTATATGTTGGAAGCTTTCAGGATCAACTAACTGCTTCTGAACCTCTACCACTAATGGCATAAAAGAGCCATCAAAGCTAAACTCTCTATCTATCTTTTGCTCTCGGGTTAGCGGCTTTTTGCTTGATTTAAGATCTGGCTGCTCTTGAGATTTAGTAACTATTATACCAGCGCTCTTGTTATCTTTGGCTGCTAACCAAGATAATGTAATCGAACCTATTACGGCGATTAAAAAATACAAACCTAGCTTTTTCATAAAACACTCCGTTGTTAAAGTGTCTAGCATAGCTAACGCGTTTATATTTTACCAGTAATGGGCCTTAACCCATCTTCAGGATTACCGCGCTCGAATGTTAAGAACTCAAAGTTATTATGTTTAAGGTAAGCCCTAATCGCCTTTCTTACTTCTAATGTTATTGAGCCGTAACCATTAAAAAGCCTTGCCGTTCTATCGCCAGCATGTGTTACGTTGACATTGAATACCAAGCGAGTTCTCGCTTCGCAATCATATATTTTTAGGGTTGCGCCAGTCAGCTCTGACTCTACTACTAACCCATCTATTGATTTGATGGTTGAGTAGGCCATGACTACCCCTTAGTTATTTGCTCACCTGAAGGATGCGATCGAGTTTAGAGTCAATGCTATCTAGGCGCTTTTCGATTCTGCGAGCGTCTTCAATACGCTGTTGCTGCAAAAACTCGATGTCCTGTTCAGCAGCCGCTATACGTTTATCGAAATCCGAAAGGTACTGAATACCACCTACTAAAAGAACGATAGTGGTGATGATATGGCCTACGGAAATAGACTTCTCGATGTGGAATTTGTTCTCTGTGCTCATTAGTTGCGAGCCGCTATTAACTTCGTTTTATCACTGCTTGAACGGGTTGTTCCGTACCAATATTGCATAGCGTTCGACCATTCTTTTACAACTACGCCTAGTAACATGAACAATACGTCTTTTGATGCATCTGGCACAGGCGCAAAAAAAAGCAGATAAACTACCAGTACAACGAATAAAGTGAGTGCGATTGATAATGCCGCTGGCATTCTGCTGTCTTTATGACTTAAGCGAGCGTCCTGTTTGTCTTTCAAGTACAGCTCTTGAAGCTTAGTTTCGTTGTTCGACTCGACTTCTTTAAGCTTAAGCGCTGCATTTGGGTCTGCTTGGATAGCTGCAGCAATATCGTTAGGCGTTTCTTTTGTGCCGAACTTACTCGCTAAAATTGTGCCGAATGCCGCACCTGATGGGCCACCAAGAACACCGCCTAACAGTGGCGCATAATCCGCTACTTGTTTACCTAGTTCTTGCCAGTTCATCTATTTATCTCTTTTAAACTAAATGGCACGGGAGCACCAAAGCGTGCAAAAAAACAAATACCAAACCAAGTGAATGACTTTGCTTTACACATTGCATCGAACGTTTCACCTTCTTGGATATCCAAGTAGGAACAAACAGGGTGATAATCATCAGGCCTTTCTTCAAGCATTACCCACTCTTCGATAAATCGAGGAACAAGGAATTCATAAAGAAATAGTAGAAACTTAGTGATCATTGAAATTCACCAGTTACCATTTGGTCGTATAATTCTTTAGCGCGGTTTGGTGTCTGCATAGCCCAGCGGCTATTAAGCATTTCTTTACCAGCTAATTCGTATTCGTGACGGCGAACAGCTTCAAGCATATTCTTAAAACCAAGAAGACCGTTAAAGCCAAGCTGAAAGGCCATGTTGATCAACACTGCTTTACGAGCATCGTTATGACTATCTAATAAGCCTGCATCGAAAAGCCTTTCTTCTGCTTCGCAGATATCTCTAAGAAGCATCTCTTCTGCTTCTGACTTGTTTATGCCCTTGCCTTCAAGATTGCGGCCATAACCAATTGTTAACTTACCAGCGGTACATTTATAAGGCTTAAGCTTTAACCCTTCGTGTCGCTTCAATTGATTAATGGTTGATTGATAATTCATGACTTTTCTTAGGGCATAAAAAAAGCCCCAAATATTTAAAGATGGGGCTTAAGACAATTTCTGCATTTTTACAAATTTTAGCTGTTTTTCAGGCTCATAAAAACCCTATATATTGGGGCGCAGTAAATTAACGACGAAACATGACAAGTTTTTCAGCTCTATCAAGCCAAATACTCCTGAAATTATCCTCTTGTTCTATGTATTTTCGTTTAAGTGCATTTTTACATTCATCTTGCAATGATTCTATAAAGTCATCAATACCCTGCAGACTCCACGGCACAAAAACTTCCTTTTCATGAAATGCAGTACTGGAATGTGTTGGCGTACAATTAGCCGTAACTGGGCGAGTGACTCCGTGAGCCATATTACTTCTGACATCGGACTTACCAACACGCCTTCTTGAATGGTATTTACTGTTGCTGCGTTGGCATCGCTGCATCATATTCGCAAAAATACTGCCACCCGAGGTGATTTCTGTTCCATAACGTTGCCAAAACCGTCCCCAAGCACGAAGCTCAGAACGAGCCTGCTTTATTGTTCTTGTATCTGAATTACTGGGCATTACGGTACGCCTCCACCAAATCAACTTTTAGATCATTGAGAATAGTCATAACCATAAAGAAACTTGGTTCTTGTTGACCACGCTCCCAGTTGCCTAAAGTGTTTTTACCTAGCCCTATATGTGTTGAGTATTCGGCTTGCGAATAACCACGCAGCTTTCTGGCGTAACGGATAACCAGACCCCCTCTTGGTATTACCTTTGTCTCATTATGGCATGGTAACGTTTGGTCGTTTGACATATCTCTACCTCTAGCGCACGGCTTATGCCGCTATGTAGTTTTCAATTACCTGCTTCGCCTCTTGATACCCATAGCAAACGTGAGCGTCATAACCAGCAAGTTTCATTCGTGCAATCCAAGCTTTTTGTAGAGCAGTAACGCTCGCTTTCTTCCTGTCTGGTTGTTTCATTTCAATCCACAAACCAGATTTCCCGTTAATTGGTAGAGCAAAGTGCAAATCACTAACGCCAGCTTTAACACCTTGCATTTTTAAGCGGCCTGCCTCTCTCTTATTTCTGGTACCGCCATTAGGTATGGCATACAGGTAATCAATCACCTTGGCACCGCTTTCAATATTTTCACCCTCTGGTAAGCGTCTTAATTTAGCCCACTGCACCAAGCTTTTTTGGTGGTCATCTTCTATATGCTTAGCCATTTACCTACGCCCTTTTTACTGTTTTGTGTATTCCATGTGGAAAAAGCCAACAATCACGCTAACCAATTGTTAAACTGTAAAATTACCGCGTTTTCATTTTGGGTCGTTACCACCTCATAAGGCGTATTTTCTACCTTGAATAGCCAGTTGTGATACTTCTCTAACGCGGCCTTTTTTACCTTTGATGAGTCGGCTTGTATGTAAACTAAATCAAGCCCTTTAGGCTTATGATTGAGTAATTGTTCTGCCACCCAGTAATCAACACCTATCTCAGCCCAAACACTCCGAGCCATTTTTCTGAGGTCGTGAGCGCTAAACTGACCCTTAGAAGCGGTGCGTATCATTTGATCTGCTGTACTGGCCGACATAGGAATATTTCTTCCAAACAGATAAGAGCCGTGAGATTTCCCTCTAAACTCACGAAGCAGTTGTAATGACTTATCAGTAAGAGGAAGAACGTGTGTAACACCAGTTTTAGTTATCGAGTCAGGGATGATTATTCTGCCACCCTCTAAATCTACGTGCTTCCACATCAACTGGCGGGTTTCACCAATACGGGTTGCGAACATCAGCATGATGAGCATTAACATTCTGGGCTTTGTTGGCTGCTCCATAATCATGTCCTTGATGCGCTGAGCATCTTGCACTTGAAGCTTTCCAAACTTGGGTAGTATTCGTTTTTGGATGTGATCACTGAACTTCATGCTGGCCATCGGGTTTACGGTGATAAGCCCTAACTCAGAAGCACTGGCAAACACACGCTTCAAAATTGCAAAGTATTGACGAATGGTAGAAGGTTTTAAGCCTTCCCCCTGCAGTGGCAGCAATAGCATCTGATCAATAACCACTTTCTTTACGTTAGCCAGCAATAGCCCATCAAGTCTTGGTAGTAAGTGAGTCCTGATTGCGCTTTTTACGTTCTTTTTCCTGTCTGCACTTTTCGCTGCTTCTTTTTCCACCCGCTCTAAATACCAGTTCAGCAAATCATTCACCGTACTAAACTCGCTAACCTGTAATTCTTCGCCCGCACCGAGGCGTCTTAAAACATCGGGAACCATGGCTATTGCGTTTTTAGCACTGAGAACTGGCCAGTAACCAATTCTGTGCCTATATATTTTCCCCTGCTCATATAGGCGAAGGTTCCATGTAGCTTTCGTTCTTGATTTGTGAAATCTGAGCTCGATTTGATAGCGCGGGTCTGAAATGGCATGTACTTCTGGGTTTTTAGCGTGCTTTTTAACTACAGCATCATTTATATTATCTTTAACGTACTTCATTCTTTACCTGCCATATCGATAATGCTCTTTGCCGATAAAGGTGATGTTACTTTCCCAGTAGGTGTTCGCCCATTCAGAGGGGGTAAGTAAGCTTGTATATAAATAGACTCCAATAAGTCTAATTCTTCTGCGCAGCACTCAATAAATGAATAAGAGTCAAATTGGTAAACCCCAAAATGATGACCGATACGCGAGGTGATATTTATTGATTGGCCGATATAAACAACTTCTTTATCAAGGATAAGAAAGTAAATACCGATAACTGGCTTGTACTTTGAAGCGGTTTCAACAATATCTTCTATATCAAGAAAACTAGTACCTAGAAGGCTTTTACCTGCAGCAATAACCACTTCGTTTTTTGGGGCGGCACCTTCCTCTTGAAACCCTTTCAATTGGCGAGCAATTAACTTTTGCTTACGTTCTTTACTTGCTTGATTAAGGTCTGATAAGACAGCTTTTCGCTTCTCTCGTGATACTAAATTTAGTGTGTTAACTTTCATCAAGCCCCCATAGCCTTTAAATAAAGATCGTGATTAGTGGTTAACCTGTAACGCTTGCGGTCTGCCCAATCTTTGATAGCGTTCAAATAACGGTGCATTTGCTGCGTGTTGAAGTTGCCAGTTACTGTGATAGATACAGGTGGGCCCATAAGGTAAATTTTCTTACTTTGTGGTAAGTGTTTTATCACCTGGTCATAAATGGTTTTGAATTCTTCATTCTCACGGGCAATGGGAACACCAAACACCAACTTACAATACGCGTTCATATACTTGGCGCTTTTGCCTGTTTGGGTGCTTAGTTCGTTGTACCAATGGTGCTGTAATGCTTTCATGGCGTCGAGGCGCGAAGGGGCGCTTTCGCGCACCTTCACATCAACCATTTTACCTTCACGAAACCATTCACACGCTGCTTGATTAACTGATTCAAGTTGCTGAATGTTTGCAACGGTTACGCTTTGCCAACTCACGCTTCAATTTCCTTCCATAAAGCATTAAAGTGCTCTTGATCACTCAACGCTAATGCACTGGTATCGCGATACTCTTCATTGATACGGCGAGACTTAGCGCGCTTTTGCAAAGTTGGGCTTTTTGTTTCACGCTTAATGCGTAGTGAGCGGTTTTCTAATTGGTGTTGGTTCATGCTGCCACCTCTAGCTTATTAATTTTCCCTTTTTCCATTAACGCTTCACGCGTAACAAATAACACATGCCCAGCGCTTATGCGGTGTGGGTCAAATACGAATATCACTGAGCCTTTGCTATTGCCTTTTTGAGGTACGCCGTTCTTTAGGAACGCTAAGCGTCCATCGGTAACAAAGCGCGTTTCACTGGCATATTTCTGTGCAAGGCTGAACCATTTAACTGATGTGTCGCACATAACAAGCATTACTGTCATTCGCCCATTTAGCTGTGCTTCAATGGCCTTTTCTACCCATGGGGTTATTTTGCTGTAAGGTGGATTACACCAAATAGCGCCCATTTCAATTAAGCCGGCACCCGGTATGCGAGACTTTGCATCTTCAGCCCAGTCCTTTGAAAGCGCATCATCTTCGATGGTCCAATAATCTGCGCACTTTGCGGTTTCATACTCGGCACAAACATCGAACCCAAAGCAAAACTCTTTATCTAACGCTTCAAACACCTCTGGCGGCGTACTCCATAAATCATTACTCATGCTGCACCTCCCAAGATACTTATTGACTCCAAACCAACTACTACGCCCATTGCCTTACGCGCTTTTGCTAACTCCACTGGTGATTTACCTGATGTGTAGTAGGCGCGATATCGGGTAACATGCCCATCACCGTTCTTGTGTGCTTCAAATGAAACACCTCTGGCACCAAACAGGTTTTTAAGTGGTGTATCGCTTGGGTTCTTAAGGCCCATGTGAGCGGCTAAGTCTTTAGCGCTTCTCCAACGGCCATTACTGAATTCAATTGCTATTTCTGAATTAGTCATGCTGCAACCTTACTTTCCATAGTTGAACGAGTGGCAATGAACGCCTTGAACGCTGATGTGCGGCGATAACGCTTTAGGTCTTTACACATCTCGATGTAACCTTTTTTTCGTAGGGCGGTTACGTTTTGAAATGCGCTATTGACCGCTACACCAAAGTGGTTAGCTAAAACCTCAATAGAAGGGAAGTTATCTTGCGCTTCAATGAAATCGTTTATGTGCTCCATGTAAGCGATTTGGGTGCTTGTTGGGGTTACGTTCATGATGCTTGCTTCCTTGCTTGGTAATCTGCTAAACCCTTCTCTAGCGCTTCAAAGCCTGTCTTTTTTTCAAGCTTATGGCGCTGGATATCTTCAAGGCCTGATACGTGGCACGGCAGGTGCTCAATTGGGCGGCGTTCGAAATCAACGTAGGTTGAAACAAACTGCTTTTGCAGAAATTCAAGTTGCTGCGTTGTTTTCTGACAAATGTGAACCCATCCACCCAGCGAGTTAACTGCCGCTGCAGTAATTGGATCTTTGAAATTGGGTGTTCGGTATGTGCCGCACTTCGCTATTGCATGGGTTACGTTGAACCATTGCATTTCGGCTTTCGACTTTAGGTTTTCAAGCTGCTCTTTTTCACCAGTAGCCATGAAGCGAATTACATCAGCTGGCTTTGGCGGGAACTGGCCGCGCTCAGGGTCTGAAATATGCTTGGTAAGCGCTGAGCAAACTTCATCAATGCCGTGAGGCTTAAGCGCAGCCCACCAAACTTTAACAACCATATCTGAGAGTTCTTTTCCGTAAACCTCGAAGGTAGCCAGTAGCGCAGTTGCGAAGCGTTCGCGATCGGTATCAATCATGGTTGCCACCTCGCACGAAATCAGACAGAACATCGATGTTGTTTTGAGTTTTACGGTTTTGCCAGGTGTTACCGTTGCCCTGAGAGAAGCCTTTAGGTTCAAACAAGCCTTGATAGTTATTCGCTATGCTGGTTTGAATGATTTCATCAAGGTTGTGGCCTTTAGCTTGCCATTCTTCAAGCTTGCTAATTTGCATCTTGGCTGAGCGAATCGTCATTGGCTTTTTATTTTCAGAACGGCATTCAACCCATTCTTGCCACATGGCAAACGACAACCCAGTAGGGATTGGTAGTGCTAGAATTTCAGACTTAACATCTGATTTTTTTTGCTTGGCAGAAGATGGTTTCGGAGCGGCTACGCGACTATTATCTTTTGTATAATTATCTTTTGTATTAGTAGTCTTCTTATGTGTACCCCGATTTGGGGTAATTTTATACCCTTTTTCGGGTAAACCGTTACCCGAATTTGGGTAAGCCGTTACCCTTTTTCGGGTAATTTCACCTTTACCCTTTTTCGGGTAATCCTGCCATTCTGAGACAGTAGTATTAACTGACATTTCACGCCCATCTAATACCAAAACATTCTTGGCAATAAGCGACTTTTTCAACTCACTTATTTTTGATTGGGCTATGCCAGTCATTTCTGAAATTTGTGAATTGCTTATCCAGTCCGACTTCTTATGAAAGCGAAATGTCTTATGAATAATTGCGTGAACTATTTGAAATTCGCGCCCACATAATTTGGCGGCGTTTTGCATTAAGGCTTCTGTTAGCTCGTTAGCGATGCGAGTAAAGCCGTTCTCTATATCTGCTTTCACTACGGGCCTATCAAAGTTGATTACGGTGGCTGTTTGAGTCATACTTACCTCGATGTTTATTCATCAAACCCCGCTAATTGCTTTCCACGGCAGGCGGGGTTTTTTATTGCCTGTAACAATCACAAATCTAAATGTGAGTGTTATTGGTAACAGACCTCCCAGCCTGCTTGGTCGGGGTTAACGTGATTAGCGCTTCACGCTTTACCGACTAGGTAGGATCAACACTTGCGGCGCTACCTCGTTATTCCGTAAGCATCAGACCGATATACTGCGTCACCCAGTTAAAGCGCCGACCGCATTTGTGCAATCCGCATAACGCTTTGATGAAGGTGCCTACTCCTTTGAGAATTAATACGTTACTCAAAGTGGTTGCAACTAGGCGAAGCACCTTCTCAAAACGCCCTACACTTTCGCAGTAGGCGCGGCCATGGTCGTCACCTTGGCACCAACTCGGATGAATAAGCCCTATTGCTTACCGTTACCGATACTAGAAAGCGTTGCCGGTGCCATTTCTTATCCGAACGTTCTCTGGCCCATGGCTTTGTCGGTTAATTCCGTGGGGTTTATAGTGGGCACCCTCATTTGCCCACAGCCAGCAGCAATAACGCTTTGAGAAAGCTTATTGATTAACCATCACACTCAGTAAATGTGAAGAGGCATTGCTGATAACCAACAAACCTTCTCAAAACGCCTTGTCTCTCCAAGTGTCACCCGTTTATCGCCACCATTCAGGTCACTGGCCCATGTCCGGGGAAAACCGACCCCCTCCGACTTACGCATCGTTTTTCTGATTGTCCTCACCTATTTGGACTGAGGTTCGAGCGGTACAACCAGGACGTTTAAAGCGCTACGTCAAACGCTACTGCTTAAAATTACTTGCTTAACTGCTCTTTGAGTAAATAACCTTCAAGCGACCAAATTTTGTTTTTAGCGTTATCGCGCGCAATCTTTCGCCCGATCTCTTCATCAAAGTTTTCAGGGCTAGCACAAGCTGATTCACCAAGCACGGTGAATCCGTTTTCAAGCGTTAGAAGGCAGGTCGTAAATGTCGTGCCGTGGAAAATGTGGTATTGCTCTGCTTTGATTTTGCTTTCAATGATTTCAGGTGTTACGCGTGGCGCAGTTAAGCCCTTTTCCTGAATTTCACTTTCAATATCGTTGTCGTTCATCTTCTTTCCTTTGGGTTGATTTTTGATTAGCGTTTTATCCTGATAACTTCCTCAAGCGGCCTTTACGCGTGACTAATTCAAAGTCAACATCGTTTTATCACCTCGGCACAGGGCAAAAACGCTAATAAAAAACGGATACAAACTGCGTATCCAAAAAGTCACAGGAATTTGTGAAGTAAATAACTGTTGCTTGCTAGGTAAGCCATTAGGCCTAACAGCGCTGGAACGACGATAGCCGCTATACGAAACTGAACATCAGTCGCAAACTTATGCTTAAACTCAGCCCAGTTACGCTTACACCACCAGCAGAAAGGCGAGCGCATTATGCTGCCCTTCTCATAGGTTCGTGATCAGGCTTAGGTGCTGCTTTACGGCTTGGGAATGTGATTACTTTGCTCATGCTGCTCGCTCCTGTACTTGGTAGATGTCTGGGCGAAGCTCATGAGGCGATACCTCACCCTTGGTTAAATTAGAAATAATCGGCACAAAGTGAGCGGCACACTCAACATCATTTTTCAGATAGTAGTGAACCAGCTGCTGGCTAAGTTTTGGGATTGGCTTTTTAAGCAACGCTGACTGGTTTACCTTCTCAACCTCTGCACTTACCTTTGCTGCAAAGTGTGTCTGGTTACCGCCAGATACTATTTCTATTGCTTTTTTTAGCGCGCTCATTAACAAATTCCGTAGTTGTGCTTACTTGTTTTTACATACTTTAGTTGTTTTTTGGACAACAAGCAAGCTTGTTTGCTAAACTACAAATGTATTTGTTAAATTCATAGGGAACACAACAACAATGAGATTGTTTATTTTGTCAACGCCAGGAAGAAGAGTTGCTGAACTCCGAAGGGAGAAGAATCTTTCTCAGAAAGATTTAGCCGATATGATCGGAACCACTCAGCAAACAATAACGAACATAGAAACCAAGAGCCCTCAAAGCCGTTATTACTTGCCTATAAGTGAAGCGTTAAACGTTCCCTATGAATGGATAATGAAAGGCGAGAAAAACGCGCAGCCTAAATCTGGTGACAAGGGTGAAGAGTATTACATAAGGGTAAGTGAAGAAGCTTTCGATCAAGCAATTACCAGCTTCAAAGCATTAAGCTTGCAGCGCGGCGATGATGTTAGCGGTGTGGATTTCGATCTACTGAAGAGCGCCTTTAAAATTTCGATGCGAGGTAAGGTTACAGGTGATTATGTAACGGCTTCTCTCGCAGCTCAGTCTTTAAAGAAGAAGGCGTGAGCTTAAAGCTCAGCTCACCCTCTTCACTGCCACATTCCTATAGCTAAGATTTCTCTTAGCGTTTTCTAGTGCCTGCATCCGCAGCGCCATATACTTCTCGTGCTCATTACACGCTAGCGCGTTCTCAGCGTCGATAAACTCTTGTAGGTTCTTTTCTAGCCTTGATTGCTTGCCTGTATGTATAGAGACAACGTTACTTTCCTCGCTTAATTGAGGAAGACGGATTCTAGGCGATTTACAGTGCTGAATAATAGCCCAACCAAAGACAATCACTGCAAAAACAGTCGTAGAAACTTCAAAGATAATACTAAACATGATCACCCCTCCCTAACAGGTATTATTACTGCACCAAGCCGAACCAAAACAACTCTGATAGCCATCACACAAGGAATTACGGTAACTAATATGTTGCTGAACATAATCCCATTTGAATAGAACTCAGCAAACCAGTTATACCCCAACCTCGTGAGAGACAAGTCAATAAACTGCAACGAGGCCATAAACCCATAAGTCAGCAATATCAAGTAGCTTGCCCTATCTTTAGCCAGCTCGTAACGTTCAACAAGCCGAACGCACACGAAGATAAGAAGCACATCAGTAATGCCGAAGGATAGATACCATAAATAACCTACGACATTTGCATATTCCTCAATTCCAAATAAAGGAATCAAGCTTCGGGTTATGTATGAGTGAATTATGTGGAGGAGAATTGTAGCTATTAATACCAGGTTAAATGAAGTAACCCGCTTAGTCATTAAGGTGTAAACAATAAACGCCAGCGCGGTGAGCGCCAGCGAATACATTTCTATAAAGCCTTTAACAATGCTTATATCGCTTATTTCATGCATTTCATTTCCATGTTATTGCTCTACTGGTGGTGGCGGTGGAGGTGGTCTAGTACCGCCGCCGTTACCTCCCTGAGTTGTTACGCCACAGTATGGAGGGTAAATAGCACACACCAGTTTGATTTCGTCTTCCTTGTCTTTTTTATCTTCCGCGCTAGCGAAGCCAACCATACAAAGACAAGCCGCCATAAGCAGAGCTAGCTTCAACTTCAATTTCTTCATGTTTAATCCTTAGTTTAGGGAATAACTGTAAATACGTACAGTACAAATATAACCCTAATACTTGTATCAAACAACATGAAAGTTAATTAGCTCTTCTTACATACTCAAGTATACCAACAAATAACTTGACAACAAGTCTATTTGTATTAAATTACACAATATACTTGTATTTACTTGTTATACATTTTGGTTGTCATGGTTGTATCGGCCAAAAGGCCAACGCTTGAAATTAAACCAAAGTATAAACAAAAGCAAATGCAAAAACCTTGGTATATGTAAGGAGATAAAAACCATGTCCTCAACATTCAACGACTTGATGAGCTTTCAGAAGTCTCAAATAGTCTCAAAAATAGTTACCAAAGTGATGTATGGGAAGTCATTCACTTGGTCACCATCTGCTGGTGAAACTAAGCCACAGGCTGTCACAGTGCGCTTAGATGAACATTCAGATATTCCTGTAACCCTGCCCTCTGAAGTTAAGGGCGTTGTAAACAAAGCGCTTACCACTTTTAACCGTGCGCCTGACGGGTTCGAACTTTCGGATTTCTTACCTTACGAAAAGGACTTGGCAGCATGATTACCTTCGTAACCGCTCTATTCCTGTTTGCATTCATGTTTATTTTCGCGTTCTTTGTGCGTGTCTTAGCAATGCCAGGAACAGACAAGTGATATTTGCAACTTTAACCACCCTTTTCATTGGCTACTGCTACGCATGCTTTTGTGTTGCGAAGTCGGTGAATGGGATTGATTGGAAGTAACTAGCGCCCCCGAAGGGGCACAAACCACTGGCTACTGAGTTTTGGACGGACATAGCAGCCAACAGCATGAGGATAATAACCCATGGAAATAAGACCGGCAACAAATCAACCAGGCATGTTCTACCTGATTTGGAATGATTCAGGTGTAGAGGGTGGCCCACGATTTACCAAAATTGAAACTGTTGATGGTAAGCCATCGCAGGACGCAATTCTATTGAACGGCATGCAGCGCGTAGAGACTCTGCACATTCAACGCAATGCTGTTACACCATTCTTTGACGCAGCAGCTGACGCAGGCGTTCCTGTTCGCGCTGAGATTATCAGCCAAAGCAACCAGCTAAAGGAGGCTTGCTAATGTTTAGGGTTTACGGCGTAACAAAAGAAACAGCTAAAGCTGCTGCAGAAAAGAAGTTTAAGAATCTGCCTTTCAAAAAGCGCATGGAAATGTCACCTGCAGAAGCTGAACAGTTCATCCAAGAGGAAGCAGTAGAAGCATTTAAAAAGATGAAGCCTGTTGTAATTGGTAAACCTTTAGATGCACCTGAGTTCGCGCAGCAACTGATTGACCTCACAAAAAAAACGACAGAGAGCCGTTCGTTAGAAATACGCATCAACGCGCCTCAGTTAAACAATTCGGGCGGTTTGGTTATCAACAACACCACCAAAAAGCCGAAGATGGGCTGGGAGAAATACGACCCATCAAAAGATTATGCAGCGATATTCGACCGTGTAGAAGCAGCACGCGAAGCAGCCATTAAAGGAGTAGCAGCATGATCGTATTCAAAAAGCGTAAACACGCACAATCTTTTTGCAACTCAGCAAATCAATTTCCTTGGTTCAACCTAATGGTTACTGCGGTACCAGGTGGATGGACTCTTACCCGCGCTTCTGGCGTGAATAACTCAGTAAAGGCTTAACAATGGCAACAAAAGGCGTAAACAAGGTAATTCTAGTGGGCAACTTGGGTAACGACCCCGAAGTTCGTTACATGCCCAACGGGAATGCCGTGGCTAATTTATCACTGGCCACCAGCGAAAGCTGGAAAGACCAACAAGGCCAAGTGCAAGAACGCACTGAATGGCACCGCTTAGTCATGTATCGCCGCTTAGCGGAAATTGCTGGCGAGTATTTGAAGAAAGGTTCTCAGATTTATGTAGAGGGCAAACTTCAAACGCGTAAATGGCAAGACCAGCAAGGCAACGACCAATACACCACCGAGATTATTGTTGATCAGATGCAAATGCTTGGTGGGCGTCAAGGGGGTGCGCAGAACGGGCAAGGCTTTCAGCCAATGGGCAATAACGGAAGCGGATCGGCTGGGAATAATGCTAGACAGTCTAGCGGATCACGCGGGGCCAACAGTGGAAACCAACAAAATAACGGACGCGGGAACGCGGGTTCGCCCCAGAATGGGATGAATCAAGGCGGTAAAACACCACCAATGGCAGAGCCCGACTTTGATTTTGATGATGATATACCTTTTGCCCGGTTATTCATGCAGCACCGCGCAATGCACTTAGCTTGTTAAGGAACGATGATGATTTTTAAAAACGCAAAGATTTACACAATTACACAGCCCCTAGCGCTGACCAGTGAAATGCTTGAAAAGGCTTTAGGTGAGCATGAGTTTCGCCATTGTGGCGCACACGACTTAGCAACAATGGGCTTTGCTCGCTGCATAGGTGGTTTATTCGCACACGCCACACAAGGCATGTTCACAATCCGTATTCAGAAAGAAGAAAAGCTTTTACCAAGTAGCGTAATCAATCAAGAGCTTGAAGAAATGGTTGAGCGCATCGAAATGGAAACAGGCGCACCGGTTGGTAAAAAAGCAAAGGCTGATATAAAGCAAGAAATTACTACCAAGTTGCTGCCACAAGCTTTCACCAACCGCAAAAGCACTTACGGCACAATCATCCCTGAAAGCAATCTAGTCATTGTTCACGCTAGTTCAGACTCACAAGCTGAAGCTTGGCTTGCAATGGTTCGCAAAGCTATTGGTTCACT